AAAAGTTGATCCTGTAGTCCTGAGTCGGCCATTGCTCCGACATAATCTTGGGCAGATTTACCGACATTAAATTCGGGTAAAGCGGGAGCATCTTTCCCACCTCCAAATAGTTTCTGTAAGAAAAAGGAAGGAACGCCTGAAGAGTTAACCGGTTCACCCGCTCCACCCGCTTCCATAAGCATTTGTGCTTCCTGTTGATTAATGTACGCTAATCCTTCGCCCTCCGGTGCTTCCGAATTTAGAAGGGCGGCGGCTTGGCGAAGGGGATCTTCAGGGTTGTAGGATGGAATGCCCGATGGGGTCATCTTACCCGATGCACCGGCATTCTTTAAAATTTTCTTTTCTGACTCATTTATATATGCGAGTGATTCTCCTTGTGGTGGATTGGTGGGGTTCGCATAAGCCAAATACGCATTCGGGTCCATTCCTTGGAGATTCCCCTGTGCTAGGTGGTACTTTTCTGAGGCGGTAAGGCGGGGCTGGTTATACGAATTTACGACTGCCTGTGCCTTTTGATCGGCTGATGCTTCGGGAGAGCTAAATAATTTCTGTAGAATATCCATATTAAGTCTTTATTATGTAATTTAAAATCATGGTGGGCTGGACATTGTTGTGTGCTTGGTCTCCGCCTTTCGAGCCTGTTTGTATGGTCGTAATACCTCGATCAACCCCATTATTGCTCCCTCCCGTAATCGACGCATTTGCACGAAGTGATTGATCGTGCGTATGAGACGGCATTTCCGCCTCAGTCAGTGTATGCGTCTCAGTAAATCCATTGAAAGCACCAAGGTTAGTACCATTTATGCCACTGCCGGCAGTTGTTAACCTACCAGCCGCATTAAATACTCCCATATTATCTCGGCCAGCGACTACTCGACCTCGAAGGTCGGGGACATTAAAAGTGGTCGCAGTCGATCCATAAGTTGTCCCTAAAGCCGCAAAAAGTGCTGGCTGATCTGTTTGAAATTGAGGGCCGCCATCACAAAATAACCATCCGGCGGGAGGCCCCGCGGTGGTGAGGCCCGCAAACGGGATGACTGAACCGGGAGGCATAATTGCATTTATAGCCGCCTGAGCCAATTTTGCGGCTGTTACCGCTCCGTCCTGAATCTTTGCAGTAATTACTGCATCCGTGGCAAGCTGAGTCGCTGTGATTCCGGCATCTTTTACCTTTAGTTTACTCGAAGAACTTAAAGTAAGGGTCGAATTATCAGTCGTATCTGCCGCCGAGGTGAATGTAGCACCATTTGCAATATCGTTTAGCTTTGTTGCCGTGACTTGGTCTCCACTGGCAAAAGTCTGTCCTGTTGTAATTACTCCCATTTGTTTATCCTCTTTATGAAATGCTTGTTGTTGCTCGGTCTGTGATTTGAGCGTCTACTTTTACTGCTCTTAAAAATGGTCTACCTGTGTTGGGTTTAAAATCTGCTTGTATTCCGAATCCTCGTTTATTCACCCTCATCCGAAGTGATGAATCTTCATCTGCTGGTAAAGTCGATCCTATAAGGCTAGAAATCGATGTGGCTGTGGATGTAGAGTCGGGCTCTTCAGTTATAAAGGTAATATCACCATCCGTTACCGTTTCACTTCCACTTTTTATATGGAACTCTGCCCGACTGAATTTTTTCCTGTCCAACGAATCAGCATCATATTGGCGAGTGGTTATTTGGCTAACAACTGGGATAGTTGCGGGAATCGCTTGGCCAGCAGTCAGGCTTACCACATCCCCTCCTTCAAATCCATCGACTTTATGGACTCCGCCCTCTTCCGTTGTTAAATATAACGCATTTTGCGAACCTTCTTTTCCGACTATTAATTCTCGAATAGCAAACTCTGTGGAATTTACTGTGTCAATGCTCTCAAATCCTCCATTAAGAAAACTGTAAACGATTATAGTGTTCAGCTTCGAGGCTAATGCCCCGCTCTCAGAATTTAGCGGCAAGGCAAGCCAATAGCGATTATCGAAGTAAACTGCACAACTTAGATGAACATAGTCTTGATTAATTCGGTCGATAAAGGGCTGGATGGTTTCGGAAATCGGCATCCCTGTGCCTCGTAAATTATACTCATCAATGAAAGTAACCGCGTAAAGACCTTGGTCGGACAAAAACATTATCTGATTAGCTACCTGAACCACAGACTTTCTTGCCGAGCATCCAATTTCAGTTGTAACCACATTGGTTGAAACATCGGCAAGAGATCCGCTTATCCCTGTCATCAGATGAATCGATTTTCGATTAAACACTACAAGCGAATCTTTTGTGAATGGAGTAAGCTGAACGAGGTAATCACTTTGCCCGGCAGACGGCCTAAACTGATTGCCGATTACATCCACAGTATCGAAGTCCATGATGTCCGAGGCTACGATTTCATCCCTTATTCCTCGGTCCGCTGGAGTACTACCGGAGGTATACCAATAAGGCATCCATAGTCTTCTCTCGTGTACGATTCCCCACGGTGCGGCGGGCTGATGAATAAAGCCTTTTCCGACTGCTAATGGTTTATTAACTGTCAGAGTTTTGGAATCCCCGAGGGATACATTAGCGACTTCTAAATTAAAGGTAAATTGATTGGCTGTAGGCGCCCCCGTAACTCTGACTTTTTGGTCAGCGAATAGGTCGAATGGACTAGTCCCCGACTGAATGGTTAAATCATCCCCGGCAGATAGGCCGTGGGAATTTATATCCATCGTTACGACTCCGTCCTGTGCCACTGTTGTCGTATCAGTCAGATAAACCGGTGAGGTATAAGTTCCGTTTGCCACTTTACTAAAGTCCAAGAAATATTCTACCTGTGCGCCGCTCACATTGAAGGTTGCCGTTTGGCTGGTTGCCATTGTGACGGTAAACTGAGTATTTGAAGGTTTAGTCACCACTTGGTAACAAGCGTTTGGATTTTCCGTAAAAGCACCGAGTCCTGTTAAAGTAATAAAATCTCCAACGACTCGATTGTGATTCGCTGAAGTGTTTACCGTTATCGTTTGCCCGCTTTGTGATGCAGACGCGATACCTACTCGCTGGACTGCTGGGCTGGCCTCGAGAGTCGTCTGATTTGTACGAAAGATATACATCTTCCCAAGTCCCTGAGTCATCTGAACCGGTCCATCGACTGACTCCCCTCCAGCTTCATACCGACACTTAAAAAGTGCAGAATCTTTCAGACGCAGAATGATACAGGTCGTATCTGTGGCCGTAAAAATATAGTCGTCATTATTCGATGTGGCATCCGAAAAGACTGCCGATCCGAATACTTCATTTACTCCATTATCGTTGAGGGTAAAATTTAAAGTTGTCCCGATTGATGTGCCAGCAGATACGACTGAAGGATTACCCGATGGGCTTGCGGGGGTGTCAACTGTTACAGGTAGTGTTTCATCTACCCCCGGTCCATTGTATGAAACCGAAGAAGCAGACCATGCGGAAGCATTACTTGCATTTGTGCTACTAGACCAAAAAGATGAACCGCCAGCAGTACCAGGTTCGTTACTCGCTGAACTAGTGTTATCTTGTAAGCATTTATAAAATACTCCGTTATGCTTTACGAATGAGCTAGAAATATAAGTGACTTGCTTCGTTGTAAAATTTACTGATGCTAGTGGAAAAGTTCCATTGGGGCTATCAGTAGTAAAACCTAAATCTGCTATGGTTATATCATCGCCAGGTACAAAGGATAAAGATGGAGTCGAATTTAATGTTAAAGTTACCACTCCGCTCTGCCTCTGAGCCGTGGTAATTATATAAGGCAATCGGATCGCATTTACTCCCGATGTAATCGAGCCAAACAGAGTCGATAATCCTTTACGAGTCTGCCAAGTTCCGTCCTTATTCATTCGGCCATTCTTTGACAAAGCTACCTCACCAGGCTTAAGCTGGTTAGGCCGCAATCGGGCATTCATCCGCAAAAAGAAAGTATCCCCTTCTGTCACGAATGGATCGTCTAGTTGGCCGTATGAACGGTATCTGCTCATTTCTTTTTTACCTCCTGGTAGAGTTTGAGCGACATATATACTAGGGTGACTAGACCTACCACTATCCCAATTGCCGAGTCAAAGGTGGACAGACCGAAGGTGGCCGCCGTGCCTGACATTCCTAAAACTGATACTCGATCAATCATTATCTGCGGGGCGATGGACCGAAATAGAATCCCAAAATACAGGGAAGGATGGTGAGGTTTCCCATAAGGCTGATGTGTCCAGAAGAAATGGTGATCGGCTTTTGACTTGCTGGCCATGAGACAAGGCCGAAGAGGAACTCTGTTCTACCTTCGCCGTTTGCGTTGGTAAAAGTGACCAATTCCTGGGTGGGGAAGAGCGTACACAGGACAATACAAGCACACATGGAACTAACCCCAATAGTCGCCAATAATTTCCTCGTCTTCGAGGCCGTTTCTGCCTGACCTGAGTTTGCAATTTGCTCTTGGAGACGGAGAAAGTTTTCATTCCCCCTACTCTCCCTAGCCATCTCCATGTCATGCTTTTGCTTGCGGCCTTCAAAGACCATACCAAAAACGCCTTTAAGGATCGCACCCATTGCTGTACTGCCTCCGCCAGTAAGGAACATGGCAATAAGTTCACCCATTTCATTTAGCCTCCATCTTTTCAAAGATCTTCTTAATATCTTCCCTCCGATCCTCGCAGACTTTTGTCAGATGATTAATGTCCTTAATCTGCCCGGCATGAGATATTTCTATTTGACGAACTCGATCTTTCATATCATCGATCTCCCACTTGTTTCTTTTGATGAAGAATGCGAGTATGGAAAGTGCAACCCCAAGACCAGCAAACATATAGTGTGTAACTTCCATTTCACTTTTCCACTCTGTTGCGAAGTCGATCCAACTCTTTTTCTAAATAGTTTAGTCTCTCAAACTGTTGAAAGTCAGAGGTGATAGGTGCGTCTTGCATCTCGACTAAATGATCAAGATCCGCTTTTGCTTGTTCTGCAAACTTTTCCAAGTGCATCATTCTTGCAGATAAATCACCCAACAGAGTTCCTTCGTGTTGCACTCTCCCCAAGCTATTATCGAGTTCGTTAATCTTGTTCCAAATGACGGAGTAGCCCCAAACACAAGTGCCAACAATGGCGATAACTTTCGCCATAAATGCCAAGTTTGCTTTGACCTGTACATTCTCTCCGACTTCAGTTGCCATTACTCGCCAAAAGGATTAGCTGAGTGCAACTGATTTGAGTATCGAGTCATAAGCTCCTGCCGTTGTAGTCGCTATGTACAATTTATTTTCTCCAGTGTCGTAAAACAACTCCCCTTTGCTCGCTTCTTTTTTAAAACGAACACCTTCAGCAGTTACAAACTCACCGCCCGATGTGTAAGCACCATTACCAGCAGTAACAATTGAAAAAGTATCTGCATCAATAACTGTAACAGTTTTTAAGCCGTTCGCATTAGTGTTCCCCAATACACCTGAAATTGTCACCTTCTGATTGCTTTCTAATTTATGACCTACACTCGTGATAACGATTGGAGTTGCATTAGTCGCACCTGTGATGACCTTTGGATTCTCTGTCTTAACAGCGATGGAGTAATCCTTCCGTCCTAACTTTTGTTGTGCCATGACTTAGGAAGCTGTACCAGCGTTGATGCAAGGAGAAGATGGGCGAAGGCGATAGTCATCGTTTGCAGAGTCCACAAAGAGTGGATTAGTGTCGTACAGATTATCGGTTCCGCCACTATCGTTGTGGCTACCCATTAGATAGAAACTCGAAAATGTAGAGTTTGTTGCGAAATTACCTGTCGAGGAACTTATGACCGTATCGCTATCAGCCGCCCAAATATTATTTTTCATAGGAGTTGGATAATCAGACCCTAATGCCCCTATATTGGCTGGAGAGTTTTGAGTCTGAATATCAAAAGTACAACGCTCAAATGAATACCCTGATCCCCCACTAAAAAATCTGAACCCGGAAGTATCAACTTTTGCATTTATTACTGTATTGGTGACATTCATTTTCCCTGAACTTCTGTAAAAAAATTCATACCCATTTAAGTTTGTGTAAACTGTGGAGGTAATTAAGCATTGGTCCATTGAGTTATCAGTTACCCCAGCCCCGTATTGATAAAATGAGTTAACATCAACGAACTTAAATTTTTTTATAGCGATACCATCAATAGTAACGGATCCGATGAACAGCCTTCTCCCTGTTCCACTATCACCTAAAACTGCACCGTGTAAATTTAAAGACTCATAAGTTAAACCACTTGCCCCAGCAAAAGTTTCACCACCTCCAAACAGGTAAGAACCATCCAAAAAGTAAATCGTTCCGTTTGCTCCTGCTAAAGTTTCTGCCGTTCCAAGTCCTGAACCACTACTCCAGTTAACTGCGTTTGCCTGAGAGTCTCCACTTCCGTTACCTGCCCCACTTGGTGATATATATGCTATGCCCATAATTTAAGTTTCCTATTTTGTGTTAAACGATTGATCCACCACTAATTAAAAGTGGTGCTGAAAATGCTCCAATGTCAGGTGCGTTAAAGCCTTGCTGAAGAGGTAAACCATTCGGGTCTTTCGCATCGCTATCTCCTGTTATAAGCGAGTAAGTCCCTGTTGTTGTTGTAATTTCAATGTCAGGTTCAGCTGAATCTTCTACTGCGGAGATGCCTGTTGAAATTGCGTATTTACCTGACGAATTAAATATATAAAGTTTTCCATCAGCATCCGAAGCTAACATTACTGACTTACTTGGATTGTCGGTGACTAAGAATGATTGATTAGGATACGCTCCAATGTGTGGATTGTCTGTGCCTCTTAATTGAGCATCTCCAACTACAACATCTTGAAACGAACAAGTACCATCTCCATCTTCTCGTAAGAATTTAGTAGCTCCTGTTTCTCCTGTTGAAGTAACTGCTGTGCCGTCAACTGCACTTGCTGGCAAGTTAGTTAATTGCGATCCGTTAATCGCTGGTAAACCAACTGCATCTAGTACGACTACATTCCCATCCAATGTGCCTGTGTTTGCGACTGCCGCCGTACCGAGTCCTAAATTTGTCCGACTCGTTCCGGCATCCGCAACATCCGATAAATTATTGGATGCGAGTAAATCTCCCTGTGGAGCGGCGGCTACCAAGTTGGCAACTGTTACCTTTTTAGTAGTACCTTGTGCCGAACCAGTGGTGTCCGAGACATCCGTAATTGGGATGATATCGCCAACGGCGGGTGTTGCCCCGAGTGGGTCTAAAGATGAAATTTTCTTGTTCGCCATGTTTTATTTTCCTTTAATCAAATGCTAAAATATTTCCGTCCTCGGTGTTTAAATAGGGTCCGCTTTCTGCCTGTAATGCACCATCGACTCCGATGGGTGGGATGTGCGAATCTGCATCGCCCTCCCCGATCAACAATCCTAGTGCGAGATCCGGCATTGCTTATGCCTTATATAAGATGCAAGCACCCGAAGTGAGCGAAACCGATGTGCAAGGGACATATAAAACTTGCCCAGCGGCGAAAGTTACCGCATCGGAAATTAAGTCCGCTGAGTCATCCATTTTGCCGACTAAAGTGGCAAGAACTGAGTCCTCGGTAAACTGAATTGCGGTCCAGCCGTCTGTGCCGTTTGTTTTTGTTGCAGTATCGTTCACATAGGCCGACCCATTGGCCCCCATGCTGTTGTTTACATTTATTGCTGAGATTCCCATAATTATGTTGTGGTTAAAATGTTAACTCCGAACGAGTAGCTCGGGTAAGTGTTAAAAGTTATTTTATTCTGAGATTCGATTCGTTCGGCTTTATCCATTTCTAAAGCTAAATATTCCTCGGCCCGTTGCTCCTCTTGCATTGCTTTTTCTGTCTGACCATCTCCCCTCAAAAAATCAGATAGGCATCCGGCAACCAGGTAGTTCATTAAAAACATGGGTACATTTTGCTCATCACCTGATTCTTTCCCATACTCGGGGCGAACTAAATTTCCCATTATGAATATTGAACTTTGTGTCGAATTTGCGGGTAAAACTACATATCCATTAATTAGCTGAAAATCGATTAGTATGGCCGAGCGATCCGTAAGCGGATTCTTATTGTATACTTTAAATACATCCTGAATATCCACCGCATTATCGATTTGAACCGCTTTATCGGCGGCTATAGGTGAAGTGGTGGCCGCTACTGTCTTTTCCACTAATGTCTGAAGCTCCGGCCATTTAATGCGCGACCAAACTAAATCAGCCCGAGTGTTTACAGCCTGTTTAAAAAAGAACTCATCCACCTCGGTTAAGGTGGCCAGTCCCGCCGCCATTTGGAAGCGTTTCTCTAAAGCTGTAAAATCGATGGTTCGCATTACTGAACATTTGCGATGCCAGGATTAACTGGAGATCCACCCGCTTGAATGTTGTGCCTTTGGAATTGGGATGGTGGGCGGTACTGAAGGATATCGTTTCTAAACTGACGGCCTTGTTCGCGGACCATGTCGATTTCTTGCATCAAGATCGCCTCCGCATTTTGCTCCTCTTGTTGCGCCTTCGATGTTTGGCCGTCTCCGCGAAGGAAATCCGCATAACTACCCTGAACGAGGTAGTCGAGAAGGAAATTTGGGACATTAGATTCATCACCACTCTCGTCACCATAGTACCCAGTAGTTGCTGATCCGCTGTTAATTTCAGAGCGAAGATCTTTCCGATAAGTTACAAAAAGATTAATACCGTTCAAAGTAGTCGGCTCAATGATTTTCACAGAAGGAAATCCACCGGAGTCCAACTCGGTATAAAAAGTATACTCTTCGGGGTAGCGAGTGCTACCAGGATCAGCTTTATGAATACGAAAAACGACATTTGCATCATTGGCGGTTTTTTTCGATGTGCCGTAAACTCGAAGACGATTTGCATCGCTAGTTACAATGGCGATAGATTCACCTATAACTGTAAACTGCGGCCACGGGTATCTTTCGTGGGCGAGCCTAGCTCTGCGGTTAACGAGATCTCGAAGAAAGCTTGCGTCCGTTGTTTGTAAGCTTTCGAGTCCAGCCAAAGCTTGAAATCTCGATTTTAAATTTGCGTAGGTTGCGGTTGCGTAATTTGCCATGATTTTTAAATTTTAATTATTAACTACCTATAACTGTTTCGGGATTAGCTTTTGCGAAGTCTTTAGAATATTGAGGGTCAGACATACAGCCTGGCCTCTCCTGTTCATGTCTCATGTAAGTGGATAAATCTACGGACCGAACTGCTCGGAAGTTCTTCCCTCCGCTAACAGATTGACCGTATTTACGAGCGGCTAATGCTCTTTGCTTGTAGCCCGCTTTTTCACGGGCGGCTTGTTGGTCTACTTTCTTGGCTAAATACTGAGCCATTTCTTCGCCCGACATTCCACCGCTTCTTTTTCCGCCTTTTACTATTATATTGAGACTCATATTCTAAAGAAAAAAGGGAGGCCGGCCACTACCCAACCGGCCTCCCCAAATAACACTAATAAACCAAATTAAACGATTGAACCCAAAGCGCGTGGATTGGATACACGGATGGTAGCCATACACTCTGTGAATGCGCGTTTTCCAGCACCATTGTCAGGTAAATCCTGAACAGTCATGCCTTCCAAGAACTTCAAGGAAACAGTGTCATCAGATGGGAGGAGATATCCTCGATCTGTGTTAACAGTTCCAAGTGCTGTACTTGTTCCGCTTGCTCCGGCATCCCTACGCCCGTTCCACAAAGTCGGGATGATATCCACGACCCCATAGTCCGAAATATATTGGACGACTGATAATTTTAAGATACCATCCTTAACATCCTGGTTGAAGTTAAAGTCACTGTTTACAGTGGTGGATCTCGTGTAGTCAGTAATTTTATTTACGACTGCTGGGCCTCCAAAAAGTTTGAAAGAACCTTTAGAACCAGCGGCAGTGTAAACAGCCTGAAGCAATCCACGGAAAGCAGATTCTGTCAAACTTGCAAGACTTACTCTTGAACCACTTACTGCACGGAAACCTTGTTTCAAGACTGTGTCGAAAGTCGCCCCCGTCGCAGTCGGATCTGACCAAATCCCCAACCCGCACATAGTAGCTCCTGCACCAGCAGTGCCAGCGGCTTGATCGTTGTTTGAAGCGATTGCCACTTCAAGGCTGTTCTTTAACTGGATTAAAGATTTTGCAGTTGAGGCCGCAAAGAGCGAACCACCAGGAGCAACATCAACCATTTCAGCTTGACGAGAAACTGCGAAGATATCTCTGAGTGTAGCTACTCGATTACCTAGGCGAGCGCGGCTATCAATTAAGTTAGCGGCATTTGATAGAGTAATATCTACACCATCTGCGTTTGTTGCGGCACTTGAGCCAGCTGGATCAGCGAGTGAATCAACTAACCATTCGTTAAGAGTCGCTTTGGGAGCGGCGGATTGTGAAATCGTGCTGTAAATTGGAGTCTCTTGTGGAGAAACCGTTTTCATCACATTTTCTAAATTTTCTCTAGCACCCTTGGTACTTAGAACATTATAACTTGTAGCAATAGCCATTTTCGTAATTCCTTATTTTAAGATTTTTAAATTTTTTTAGTCCGCTAAGAATGCGGCGAGATCGTTGACCGAAAGGTTTTTACGCTCCAAAATTTTCTGTTTATTTGCAGTCTGACGAGAGGCCGAGGTCTGTACCGGTGGGGATGAATCGCCCATCGTTGTCGGAGGTGCTTTGGCTACCCTTTTGGCTTTAGGCTTGGCCGTCTTGGCCGCCTGATCCGCTTTGATTGCTTCAACTCCTCGAACTAGGGTTGCGGCAATAAAATCGCCATTAGGTAGGGATTTTAGAATGTCTGCATACTGACTTTTTATCTGACCTAAAACGGCTCTGCGTTCTTCGGCGATATCGGTATCGACTTTGTCTGAAATCCACGGGTGAGTATTGATCGTATCCTGTTGCCACTGCTGTGCTGACTGGAGATATTGTGCCCTTTCGGGGATTTTCTCCGTTAGGTAATCTTCCGCTTGCGTAAGAATATTTCTGATATCCTCATCGGCATATTCCTTCCCATCGACTTCGACATAATCTTTTCCGATGTGTTGGAGCGACCAACGCTTGGCGGCTAAAGCTTCCTTCCGAAGAGTTTCCAACGATTGAAAATCTTGGACTTCTTCTAGGGCTGGCTGACTGGATTCCGATTGCTTCTGTGGATTAGCCTTTAGGGACTCGATTTGAGCTTGTAATGCTTCGGCTGTTTCTTCGGCTGACTTTGCTCGGGCGGTCAGTTTATTGACCTGTTTAAGCAGTTTGCCAACAGCTTTGGGCGGTTCAGCTTCTTCCGATTCTGACTCCTCCTCTTCGGCTATCTCTTCCGTTTCCTCCTCCGATTCCTCGGTTTCGGTAGACTGTAAAAGAACATCTGTATCCTGGTCGGTTTCTGCGTCTGCGGTAGTTGTCTCGGGACCAACTTCCACTTCAGATTCCTGTGAGGGTTCAGCCTCTTCGACTTTCTCAACGAACGATGCCGTTAATTCTTCCAAAGTGGTGATCCCTTGCGTTTGTGTTTCTGCTCCCGATTCAGCCGGAGCCTCGCTTAATTCTGTATCTGCCATAATTCTGCGTTTAAAGTTCGCACTCTTGCGTTGTTCTGCGGACCGATATGGTTCGCCACATCCCATTATGACAGGGAGCCAAGAAAATTTTTCAGGCAGTTTTAAATATTTCCCACGCTTCCCGATATTTCTCGTGCTTGGCTTTGGAATTGGGGTTGTGCGGGTATACCGCAACTGTTAATGCTCCATCAATTGCCAGGCATGGAATTAGATACCAGGCATGAATGTCAGCGCAGAATATTGCCACCACATCGACCTTGGTGCAGTCGAGCGGATATTTTACAACTCGGCCTGTGGTCGTTGAAAATTTATACCTTGCACATCCATTTTTTCTCTCCGAAACACTCGATTTTTCAGAACCCTTGATTTGAACATTAAATTTCCGACCCGCCGAATTTACGACAATGCAGTCAACCGGTAAATGATCCCCGAGGGGGCAAAAAACTTCTAGGCCGTTTTTTAAAGCTTCAGTAAAGAAAATCTGCTCGTAGATGTAGCCCTTACGCTTCGTGTTCTTCGTCATCTTCGAGGTCGATATCGCTTTCAAACTCAATCACCTCATCGTCCATCCATTCCTCTATATCAGTTAAAACGATCTTGGCCATGTCATGGTCTTCAATATCACTCTCTTCAAGCCAGCGGTTAAGCAAAGCCCGATGTTCGTTTTTAAATTGCTGATGGGGTGTCAGTGTCTCTTTCGGCATTTTCTAAGCTTTCTACTATTCGTGTTAAACCAGCAATCTCACCGCTTAGGCGGGCGAGTTTCTGCGGGTTATCAACATGGGTATAGTCCTGAAAATCGACCAGGCACATATCCCGCTGTTCTTTAATAAAATCTTTTATTACGAGCCATTCAGTCTGTTCGCCGAGGCCGTTTATTGCGTCTCCTAGTGTCATTTTTTCCTTCTTATTGGTTTAACTCTTCTGCCCATGCCAACCTTCGATTTCTCCGCCTTCTTCCGTTTCAATTGGCTCTTGCTCATCTCCGATTTTAGCTTGGGCGTTTTACTCGAAACTCTTTTAGTCGGGCGGCAGTATTCATTCGCCTTACCCTGTCCGCATGGTTTGCCGGTCCGTGTATCTTTCCACTTCTCAGCACCCCATCTTTTTAACGAAGATCCAGCCGGAGACTTCTTAACCTGTCCCTTCGACTTCCGGCATTTCGCAATCTGCTGAGATGCTCGGGCGGATGGAAATACCTTTACCCGAGCCTTTACCTTTTTATAGCAAGCGTCCTTTGGCATCACCATTTCCGGCAAGACCAATACCCCGCCGTTAGTTTTGATTTTTTCTCATCACAACTATGCCTTGCACGAAAAGACTTACGGGCAGATGGGTTAGACTTTCGGATCTTCATCTTGGCATCCCCATAGCGAATTGTCTTCTGCTTACCGCCTTCAGACGCTCGGACCACAAATTTCTTAACCCCATACCCAGCTTCACCCTTTCGGATTCTCCTTGGGCTGTTAACCTTACTTGGCCTTCCGAGTGCTTTTCTTGGCATAGCTTACCTTTTTACCCGATTTCTTGGCGGCGGCTTTAGCTTTAGCCATTCCTTTAGGCGTGTACGAATAATGTTTCTTTCCTACTTTTGGCATAATATTTCCTTTTTATTTAAGCGGCTACTGAAGTACCTGGTACATTGCCGGGGGCAGTCCCTAGCTGGCCAATTAGTTTATTGCGATTCTGTACTTCCATTTGTTCAAGCTGACCGGCATATGTCTGAAGTCTCTTGGCAAAGTTTTCATCCTCTTGCATACGATTTTGAACATCAGTCGCTGGCACTTCGGGAGTTCCTTGTAAGTATTGCTGAAGAACTTGGAGGCGAAGTTGAGAATTAACCCCTTGCTGTGGTGCATTAACC